CTAACCAGCCTCCGGCAGCGGATACCTGGCATCGATCTCTGCAACCTTCGCGATCCACTCGGATAGATCTGCGGGCCCCTGGCCGACCGCTGCCAGATACTGCGCTTCCAGATAGAGCGGCAGTGACTCTTTCGTATAGGCCTCGCGCCGCTGCTCTCGCACTGCCGCACGCTGCTCCTCGAGGATCTGCTCAGGCGTCTTCATGTGTCCCCAGTCGATCATCGCGGCAACTCCACATCTCCTTCGAGAACCTCGATGGGAGCCGGGAAGCGAGCGGCATCGCTTGCGTCAGGCGCCAGCGGTAGACGCAGCGTCAGCTCGATTCGGCCAGCCTGGCGGGTAATCACTCCCTCAAACCAGGACGAACCGGTCGCCGCGCCAGGTAGCTGACCTCCCTCCGTTAATGGCGAAAAATCGAACTCGACACCGTTCACAGTGAGGGCATCCCCTCGAACGGACACGCGCATCTCGACGCCGTCGCCGGGCAGCGGTACAAACGGCGAAAGCTTGATCAACATCAGAACCACCTCCCTATGCAGGAAAAGATCAAACGGTTTGTCGTGAGGTTCTCAGCCAGGATGAACGTCAGCGCGGTGCCGTTCGCATATGCCACCTTCACACCGTTGTACGTTGCGGGGTTCGTTGCGTGCGACACCCAGGATACCGATACCCCCGTGGTCCAGTCTGGAGTGAACGCCGCCGGCAATGTGAGTGTGTAGCCTGTGTTCGCCATGCGGTCGTTGGCGCCAAGCAGGCTAACCGTGCAAATCTGCGTGCCGTCGGCGAATCGGGCGTATTGCCCGTTCGCGTTACTGCCTCGCTCCAATATCGACCCAAGCGGGACTCCTCCAGACTGAGCCACTGTACCCAGCAACTGCGCATCGGATAGCACGCGAACCCACGACTGCCACGCCCCGGCTACCCTCCTGCGGAAATACAGGATATTCGAGGTCCGCGGCACGAATAGTTGCACTGCGGTCGCGACGTCGTATGGATGGTGATAGAGCATCGATCCGATGGGGTTCAGAGCATCGATGCCTGGCGGCAAGTTCGAGTAAGGACCGACGCCGATGCCGTAGAACCCGCACTCGTCCGGTATCGTGTTCGGGTCCGAGACGGTCCGGTTGGACGACAGGCTCTTGGGAACGCCGCCGAGGTAGTTCAGGGCATTTGCCTGCGTAGATGCCGCGATCATAGCGCGCCCTACGCTTGTCAGCGGGGTTTGCGACCAGCTATTCGGCCCAGTCTGGAACGGGAGCTGGTCAGCGCCACCGAGCAGAAGGCTGAAGTTCTGCAGCCTGGCGTCGAACAGGCTCAAGCGCGCGCCGGCAGCGGTTGCTGCTCCTGTTCCGCCAAGCGCAACCGGCACCGTGTCGCCGTCCCCGAACTCTCGAAGCGAGCCATAGCCGTTGCCGTCGTTCTGCAACTTCGTCGGTCGTACATCAGCCATTGAAAAGCACCTGTAGGTTGAGAGTTGCGCCGCCGGCGGTATAGGCCGGCAGTTGGCCGTCAGGGTTCATCGTGAGCCGAAGCATGGAACCATCGGCGAGATACCCAGGAACAGCCGCGGGGATGCGGACGTTCATCGGATAGGCCACCACCACCCCGGCGCCGTTGGTGACGAACTGGTCGTATCCGGTGCTCCGCCGGACGAAGTAGATCGCGTTCGGCTCCAGCGCGGCAGGCAGTTGCGCGACGACCTTGTGGGTCTTGAGCACAGCCATTACCAGGCCGTCCCATTCCACTCGGCCGGGATCGGCTGGCCGTTGAAGCGCACCAGGCCCGACTCCTCACTGAACTTGTCCAGCGTCGACTTGTTCGCGTGCGTGTGCGCCTGGGAAACGGCAGTGTCGATCTGCGCCGGCGTCGACGTCGGGCGCCCGTTGATCGCGTCCCAGTTGAGCTCGACGTCCATCGACTCATACTCGGCCACCTTCAGCCAGGCGCTGGTAGCAGGGTTCCATGCGTACAGCGCAGCTCCGGATTCGACTGTCGGGTCCGCGCTCGCATCTTGAACCAGGACGAATATTGCGCCCTCAGGCTCCAGGGCATCGCGTGCAGCGATATCGGCTACGAACAGGATCGGCGCGCCGGTGCCGGGCAGGCTGGCCAACGCCTCGTTGATCAGCGCATTGATCATCGCGCTGTTGCCGATCGAGCGCGCCACACCCGCCGAGTTCGTCAAATACGATTCGGCGAAGTTGCTGTTCTCCACGAAGTAGAAGCTGTCCGGCTCCAGCGTACCCGGCAGGGTCGCCACTTTGAAAAATCGAATCTGGGCCATTTCATCACCAATCAGTCGCGCCCCATTGGGCACCGTCTACGCCGTCCCTGCCGGGCGGCCCCTGATCACCAGCCACAACGACCAGCACATCGGCCGGCGGCGTCACGGTGACCGCGTATTCCTGCATCTCGCTGAGCACCAGCGGCTCGCTATCGACCTCGATCGCCAGCGCCCATGGCTCGGCGGCGTCATCCATCGCACCCTCCCCCACGGCTCACAGTGATCGGCCCGCTGTAGTAGCGATGGACCGTTCCATCCGGGTAGGTCACGTCCACGTCGTAGACCGCCGACGCCCATGCCAACGCCGCGGTATCGGAGGCCGATATCTCGCGCGAGATCGTTCCGGCGCCAGCGATCTCAAGGCCGGAGCCGAGCGCCAGCGTCATCAGCACCGTCCCACCTGGCGCATCGCGGATCTGCATCCGTACCTCGGCGCCAGCCAGGTCAACAGGTGGCTGGTAGATCAGTTGCCCGCCAACAGGCGCCAGCCCAACGGCTGACAGCAAGTTGATCTCGATCGTGTCGTCGTCGATGGACGCGACCCGGTGAGGCAGTTGCCGAAGCCGAGCGCGGTTCAGTTCGGGCATGCCCTGGACGCCATCGATCCATGCTAACCAGGTGTCGGGCAACCCGTGGCCGGGGATGGTCAGCCGGACGGGAGCGGTCGACGCGATCTGGGTGATCGGCCGGTAGACAAGGCTCGGTTGCATGATCCGCATCGTGTCGCGGAACGTCGCCCCTTTTTCAATGCGCAGGGGTACACAGGCCGGCGTCATGCGGCTTCTCCTTTGGAGGGATCAAACGTAGGAATAGAAAGCGCTGGGGTCGTTGCGTATAGCGTCGCCGGTGAGAGGGTTGTAGGAGCCCTTGCCCCACGCCTCCATCTCTAACGGGGAAAAGCCACTAACATCCACATCAACCTGACGCGATCCGTGGGGGCCATGCGGGGTGAGAGCCACTCCAGCAAACCGACGGTCTCTACCACGATAGAAAAAAAGGCCTAGAAGCTTGTTTGAGTATCTAAGCACCGGCCACGCAGATTGGTCGCTTATCGTCGACGGACGCCCCGGGAACAGCTCAATTGGCGACGACCAGTCCAATCCTTCCGCATAACTGTCGCCAACATCAGGAGTAAGCAGGTATATATCACCCAAGCTAATAGACTCCGATCCACTCGCGACACTTTGACCAGTGATGCTGTCAGTCCATTGGATAGAACCAGGCCCATTAAGAACCCCGCTCGTAGAAAGCGAGTTGTACAGCGACTCTGAGGACCCGCCGGAAGAAGAGCTCAAGGTGTAGGAAAACGAAATATCTTCGGTCATGCTAAATGAGATGTGATCGCCAGAGATACCTGCCGAGCGCGACATCGTTGACACGATAGAAACTTCGAGCGTTATTAGTTCAAGGGAGCCAGACAATCCATACCACGCTCCAGCAGTTGACCTTGCGCGAAGTGATGCTGAAAACTCTCCGATTAGAACTCTATACACGTGAGGCGCCCACGGATGCCCCGGGTATGGCGGGGGTGGCGGCTCTCCACTGCTTTCATTGAACGGGCCGTCTGGGTCCTCCGGCGTCCCACGCCAAAAGCGGGTATGGGTATTCGGGTCAACATCTGTTCGACTGCTGTCGATAGTCTCGAATTGTATTCGCTCCCAAGGTGCAACCACGGACAGTTCCGCTTGAAAGCTGTTCGCGCCGCTCGCACTCACACGCAACTCAAGCATCCCACCAACACCAATGAATCCACTCCCAGCGGTCTCTTGGTATCTAGCCAGGTAGAGACGGCGTGTTCCGTCGTTATTTACATCCAGAACTTCGAAAGAGATACCGTCCGGCTTGACGGGCAATCCAAGGTCTGACAGAGATATTGCATTGCTACTGACCGTCCCAGAAAACCCTGTAAATCCATCCCGAAACAAACAGCTAGCAGCTATTGTTTCGAGAAAAAAATTGTATTGAACGCTTACGCCGTATCGAATCGTGTAACCACGTATAAATGCAGGCTGTAAGGAAACCCCGCCATAAGCTTCGGACAAATCCGTTCCACGCAAAATCGCTCGGTTTAGCCACTGCTCATCTGGATCATCGGTTTCCACTTCAGGGATAGGCATGCCTACGTCCCAAAGGGCCGTATTATTTGCGAGCCTGACAGGCGGCATCTTCATCGTTCGCCCGCTTGGTAACGTCAATGTCGAATCAACGGCGTTGATTGGCTGTCGTATTAGGCCGTGCCATGGCCACCCCCATACCTGCGGAGCTTCATCGAGCGGGCTATTGGGAAACATCGTTCGCGTACTCCATCACAACTTCTGCGCCTGACGCGTCGGTCATGACGATCTTCTTCACGCTGCGATACCGGAGCCAGGCCAGGCCATCGCTGGTGGGGATTGTCTGCAGTTCGTAGTATTCGCGCTGGCCAGCATCTTCCTCGATCAGGGGGCTCGCAATACCGCCACCCCCGCCGATCTGCTTGCCAGCGGGGTTGTAGTCCGCCCGCCCGCGCTTTGCATCCAGGGCGCCGCGCGGATCGATTTTCCGCAGCGACCGCGCCTGGCGTTCCGGCTCGATCAGCCGGTTGAGCGCCGCAGTCAGGCCTTGGTCACCGCGGCGCTCCGCTTCAACCCGTTGGCCGCCGGCGCGGCGGATCGCTTCGTTCCTCGCGCCGAGGCCGCGGCGCTCGTCTGATAGAGCCATGCGCTATCTCCTACGCGTTCGGCACATCGCTGAACACAAGCATCGACAGGGTGAGTTCGTCAGCATCGAAATAGACGCGCGCCCAAACTTCGCCGTTGAGGTCATTTGCATTGATCAAGAATCCATACGACTCCTGAACAGCCCACTGCCTGGTTGTGCCAACGATCGACATCCCTCCTGGCAATTCACCGGACGTAACTCTGATCTGCAGTTGCTGCCCGCTCGGACCCGCGGTCCTGATATTCAGGTCGAACTGTCGGGATGTGCTGGGATCGATTCCAATTGCGGCAGTGCCGAGCTCGGGAATTGCGAACAGACGGGCCTCAACAAATGAGTGTTGAGGCTCGAGAAGGAACTGGCCGTCGGTGTTGACATGCAGCACCTCGCTCGGAGCGCTGCCACCGCCACCGCCCTGCTTCACCCAATCCGCCGCAGAGGCCGTGCCCTTGGCAAGGTACTGGTCACCGTTTGTCGTGTTTACGTAATGAGCGCCCACGCTGGGTGGTGCCAAGGTTGGAGCGCCAGCACCGGACAGGACGTGCGTAACAGTTGCCATCAAATGTTCTCCATGATCAGGTTGTTTCCGGCGCCATCGACGAGAGCCGAACCGCTCGCATCGACCAGGGCTCCTTCGGGAGTGCCGCCCTCAAGGGCCGCGATTCGCGCTTGCAGTGCCATGAGATCGCCGGCCGTGACGGCTGCATAGATCGCCGACCCCGCCGGCCAGTTGCCGTCGGCGGTGGCTTCCTGGGCGCGCTCGATCGTCACCACCCCACCGGCGCGGGAGATTGCTTTCACGATCTCATGCTGAGCGCCGGCAGCATCCGCCAGCGTCAACAGCACCCAGTTACCGCCAGAGAGCGGCAGCAGCGCGGCGGCAGCATCCGGCACCGTCAGGCTCAATTCGCCAGGCGAAAGGCCGGCGCTCAGCGTCGTCTTCCAGTTGTTGATCCAGGCTCTCGCCATCGCTACATCTCCAGTAAGTCGTCAGGCACGGATACCCGGTAGGTGGCCGCGATCTCAGGCGCATGCTCGTCCCTGTAGGTCTCCGGAATGTCTTTCGCGGTCAACGAGAAGCGCCGCGGGAACAACTCGGCGCCGGGATCGCGATTGCTCCAGTTGCCTGAGAAACCATCCGCCTCATCGTCATACGCGGGACTGCCGTTGCGGCCCCCGAGCTGCGTCGAGAGCTGTCCGCCGCCCGACGGCGGGCTGACGGGATCTGACGAGCCAGCAGGAGGAACAAGGGGGTCTTCTGCGCCCCCGCCGCCTCGCATCACAGCGATAGAGATCGTGGTCAGCGCGCTTCCGGATGCGAGGTCGAGCCGGTCGACAATGCGTCGACACTTGCCCACCGCGCGCGCGCCCTGATCATCGAGGCGGAGCGTATGCACTAGGTCGATCGGTAGAACCATGCTGGTGGGCACGTCCCACGTCACAGTCGTCCCGCGGTGCGCGGCGATGAGCGTCGTTGCTCCCTGGGCCAACAAGCAGTTCAGCGCGGACAAACGCCGGTTGCCATCCTTCTCGTCGTCGTGGCCGGTGCTGCCGCCGGTGATCGGGTCGCTTTCCCAGCGCTCGGACCTGTCCGACTCGATCTCGAACGAGGCACGCTGCCGACCGACAATCGGACCGGTCGCCGCAACGCTCGGCTGAACCTCCATGACCAGCCGGTAGCGCTCGGTGACGGCTTGCGTCCAGCGCCTCCCAGCGATCCAATTTCCGCCCAACAGCAGGTCGGTGAAACTATTGACCCAGGCCGCTGGCGGATTGCAGTAGACCCCGGTTGGCGGCAGTGGATACCAGGTGGCATAGAACAATGTCTGACCGCTGCTTTCGGTCGCCGAGGTGATCATCTCGACATCAGGTAACTCGGTGTCATCGCCGCGCCAGTTGCAAAACCCTGCCTCGCCAACAGCGTTACCCGTGCCGGGGTGCTGCCAACCATACGAGGCGTTCAACTGCCATAGCCGGCTGAATCGGTAGTCGCACTCGATCTCGACCCTGTTCGTCTGCGAGCTCAGGTCGGCCAACTCGACCGCAAGCGATCCGTATACCGTAGAGCCTTGGCCGAACTCGAAGGCAGGAACCACCGAAAGCCATGACGTGACGCGGAGAGCACCATATGGCGAACAGTCCAAGCTCCCGGTAACGCTGGTCAAACGCTCCTGGGCGTAGTCCCATCGTGAGCGCCCATCGACCGGCTCGAACACATCGGCGGACCAGGCGCCGCCGACCAGGGCGTCAACGGCCGCAATCTCCATGGCCTCTACACGCTGCTGCAACTGGTCAGTGCAACTGACGTCCAGGACGCGCCGAACAGGATTCCAGGCTGGCTGCGTAACCCTTCCCGTAAACCGCCGGCCCTGACTCAGCTCGCCGGCGGTCTCCGTTGCGTAGTCGATGGTTACGGTTCGACCAATCCAGTCCGTAGGGACAACAGGGCCGTCGCCGAGATAGATCGAAAAGGAAGCGACGCCTGCCGCCCCCTCTTCACGATCGACCTCGATCTCCCCGGTCAGGAGCGGTGTAACGTCGTCATCGCCAACACGCACGATTGCTCGCCAGGTGAAAGCGTAGCCTGGAATGATCGGCTCAGGACCAGGCACAACGGATTGAGCGGCCGAGTTCAGCTCAGCGCTATTGAGCGGTCCACCGTTGAGCATCAGATTTCCTCAGCGACAATTTGCCAGGTCCGGCTGTTGTTCGAAGAATCAAGCGCTTCAGGAGGGACCGACGCGAAGACGTGGAACAGCGGCCACCACTCGACGCGGTAGAGTTGCGCGCCTGGGATCTCCGACACGGTTACCACCTGGCCGGCGGACGACACGTCCGTTCTGACCCACTCACGGCCGACCAGCGCCAGCCCCCACGGACTGGCATCGGGGCGAACCTCTCCAGGGATGGTGAATACTCGGTCGGCGGCAGTACGACCCGAGATGCCAAGCGACGCATTGCATCGCAGCTCCAGTGGGCTGTCGAAGTCGAGCCCAAGCATCCCCGTACCGATCCATCCTGAACCGCTGATGGTGATTGCCGTCTTGCGCCAGTGCGTCATCTGTACTGCCGCACCTCCGCTGAGCCTCAATCGCTCGACGCCGCCATCTACAGCCTGGTACTGACACTGCGGGGCGCCACCGTGTATCACGATCGGTATTCCCCCGAGCATCACGTTCGGAATGATCATTCCCAACTCCATAAAAAAGCCCGCGCGAGGCGGGCTTGGTCATTTTGGGCGCGTCCGCCCGAACTTCGAAGCGGCCTTGCGTATATCTCGGAGCGTGTCGTGTGTCCCGAAAACGGTGAAACCGGCATCGTCTCCACCCAGGTTGAGGGTCAGCGATCCCAGGTTTTGCATGGCTGCCGGCGGATTCGCCTGCTGAAGCGCCGCAGTCGGAATCTCGGGTATCTCGGGGAAAGTTCGTTGATACCTCTGCGACATCTGCAGCGACTGCACCGCGTTGAAGATGCGCTCTCCTCCGCGCATCATCATCAACTCCGGCCCACGCTCCCCAACCCACGCCATACCAGGGGGAGCGCTCTGCGTACCAGTGGCAAACCCGGGTATCTTGGGGGTGATGCTGGGCACGCCAGGCAAGCCCATCTCCGGAGGCGGAACCAGCGTGATAGGTATCACGAGCTGCTCAGCCAGTCCGGCGGCGATGTCGGCGACCTGTTGCTTCAAGGTCTCCGCGCTTTCGAAGTCCATTCCGAACGACACCTCGACGTTTTGCACAGCCTTGATGCGCTCCTCGAGGTCGGCCAGGTTCAGGCGGTTGACGTCATCCGCAGCCTTGGCATTACCAGCCTCGACCTCTGCGGCCTTGTTGGCGATGCGCTCCACCTCCTTGGCCACGCCTTCGAAGCCGTAGCTGTTCGCGCCAGCGTCCTTCAGTTGCTGAAGGATCTGCAGCGCGCGGCGCGCCTCCTCGATCGCCTTTTGGTTGTTGCCGGCGGTCAGCGCGTTGCGAGCCGATGCCTGGGCCGCAGTGGCATCACCGAAGGTCTGCGTTCCGGATGCGGGCGTCGCCTGGATACCCTTCACCAGGTCGGCAAACTCCTTACGGACATCTGCCTGGCGCGAAAGCGCGTCGTTGAGGTTCTTGGTGGACTGTTCAAGGAGGGCCTTGGTCCGAACAACCTCAGACTGGAGATCGGCGACGTTCTGATCCCGAGCCCGCTTCAGGGCATCGTTCTGGCGCTTCACTATCTGCTCTTGACGCGCCTTCTCGGCGGCGAGGGTGGCTGTGAGGCTGCCCTCGCCCTTTTTCACCAGCGTAGTCGCCGTGTTGATCGACTTGGCAACATCGTTCAACTGGTTCGCAACCCAGTCGACGATGCCTGTATTCTTCGCTCTGCGCCCCCAATATTTCTGGGTTTCGGAAAAGATCCGGTTCAGCCCCGCGCCGATCTCCGGCGCAAACGAAGCCATCTCCTCGCGGAGCTTCGGAAGTTCCTTCCGCAGCGCGATAACGATCTGCTCCGACGTCAGCTCACCGGCGGCAGCCATCTCGCGAAGCCGGCCGACAGTCACTCCGAAGGAGTCCGCCAGGGCGCCAGCAATGCGATCCGAGGACTCCAGAACGGTATTGAACTCTTCGCCCCGCAGGACACCACTGGCGATGGCCTGGGAGAACTGGGTAATGACCGAGGCCGACTCCTCGGCAGATGCCCCACCAATTTTCAGGCCGAGCGACACCGCCTCTACGGTTTCGAGGGCGGCGCGCTGATCCATGCCCGCATCCCGAAGCGGGCGCTGCAACCGCGAATAAAGGCCGATGAGGTCGCCGACGTCGCCCTGAACATCATCCGCGATACGGTCGAGTTCGATCTGCGCGGTGTTGAATTCTTCCTGCGAGCGGGTCGCCAGGCGAAGCCGGGAATCGAGCCGGCCAACAGTATCGGCGCCGTTCGCTAGCTTCGCCGTTGCAGCACCTACTGCGGCTGCGAGACCCGCAACCGCCAGCGCTGGACCGCTCCCGCGTAGAGAGCCGATGCTCGACAGCCGCGAGCCGGCACCAAGCGAGTTGAGTTCGCTCTTGGTCTCCGCGATCTGCTTTTTGAGCGCCCGCTGCGCAACGGCAAGTTCCCTTGTGGACAGCGTTCCGCTCGACCGAAGCAAGCGATATTGCTGGTTCAACTGCCCGATAGCAGCCTGCAGTTCGCGCACCCTGGCGACTCCCAGGGTGCTACGCGCTTGCTCCAAGTTGAAGCGGCGCTGCTCTATCGCGCTCTGCTTGATCGCTGCGGCCTGTTGCCGGAGGCTGGTGGTGGCCGCATCATTCCGGCCCGCCTGGAGGTTTCGATCCAGTTCACGCTGGAGCCGCTGCCGTTCGGATGTCAGGCTCCTCGTATCCAGACCGGCCTGCTTCAACTCCCGGCGCATCGCTCCGAGCTTGGCTACCTGGACGGTCTCTGCCCGCTCCAGGCTTCGCAGGTCCGAAATGGAGTCCCGGTAAGCCTGCTGCAATTCGCGACTTGGCCTGATCGTCGATGCCAGCTCGTTGCCGAATGTGCGGATCTGCTCGCGCGCCGAGCGCGCCTGGCGTTGCGTGTCCTCGAGGGTGCTTTCGAGAGCAGTGAAATCGTTTAAACGCTTGAGAGGTTGCGCGACCTGCCTGACTAGTTCGGCATATTCCTTGCGGAAGCCTGACACCTCGCGCAGCGCATCATCGAGGTCAGCGGTCAGCCGGATCTTTACGTCAGCCATTTCATTCAGCCTTCAGCGCGGTCAAGAACAGCGACCAGGGATATTCAAGGACGTGGTGATGCCCAAGCCTCACCAGAACGCAAATGGCGCGCTCCAAACTCCTTATGGCTTGTCGCGGAGTTTCGAGAGACGGCCCAGCATTCCGAAAAAATGCGGGTTCACCTCTTTACATGCATCCCGCAACTTGGCGAGTTGGCTAGGCCGGAGATCGTTAATTTGGTTCTTCGTAACCGACGTCATCAGGCACAGATCGGAAAGCCTGATATCTTCGAAGAGAGCATTACTGACGAGATCTTGGTCACTGACCTCTTGCATTAGCTTTCGAACATCCGCAACGCTAAGTTCCCGCACGGTCAACTCAACGCCATCAATATCTACAACTCTACTTGCAGTAAAGCTGGACATTTCAACCCTCCAGAAAGCACAAACCCCGCCGAATGGCGGGGCTGTTTAAAAAGCGTTATATCGGCTAGTTCTTGTGGCCCGATTGGTATGAACCCTGGACGCATCCGTTACGATCAAACGAAACGGTCGTCTGGTCAACATACTTGTCATTCCAGTAGGTGACAGCACCCGCGCCGGCGGTACTGCCGTTGCGGTTCACCTTCCCGTAGATGCTTTCCACGTCCTCCCTGGACATTCCAGGAACGACCTTGCCCTGGACCTTGGCCTTGCGAAGGTCACGCTCAGAGAGTCCTGTGGAACACGTAGGGCTTGGCGACGAACCACCGACGACGATCACTCCGCTGCCGACCTGGTGACTACCTCTATAGGTACGACCTGATGGCTGCTTGGGCTTGGCCATGACAGCCGAGGCACCTGACCCGCTTGGGCGCTGGTTGGTGGCAGAAACCACATCGTTCAGCGATTGGTTGTCAGGGCAATTCTGCTGGGTAAAAGTGACTTTTCCGTCAGGGCCGACGCACTTAAAGACCGTCGCCCCACTGGCAGAACTGACCGCAAGAATCAAGGCGAGAACGGGAAAAATCCGTGTCATAAGCGACTCTCCATTGGAACCGCTTCACACTTTAGCATCAACAGGCCATTACCAAGAACACAAGCCGGCGATCAGGTTGGTTTCTTGGCGCACTTAGGGTCTTTAGGATCTTTCTCAGTGCAGTTCCAGCCAGACGGCTTGAACGTCACCCGCCAAGCAGCCTTGTCCAGCTCTTCACCACCGAAGAAACCAGAGTCGTAATACTCCCCCGCCGGGGCAGGCACCGCGGGTGCGCTCCCATTGGATACGAATCGCACACACCCAGACTCCATAGAGCCTTTCCACGCTCCAACTGGATGGATGTTTTTATACTTATTTTCCTTAAGCAAAACAGTCTTACCAGAATCAGTGCGGACGATATATCCGTCAGTCCACCCTCCACTTTCTGCACAGACTTCGACAGTTGTCTTTTTTGACAGCGCATAGGACCTGGCAAATTCCAGGTGCTGGAGAAAAACTTCTTTGCCGGCTAGATGGTTGTTCCCCTCCTGCATAGCCTTAAAGCTCGGAACGGCCATGAATGCCAAAACGGCCAAGAGTACGACCACAACCATCAACTCGATAAGGGAAAATCCGCGCGACCTAGAGTACATTTCAACCCCTCCCTAAATGCCGCCACTGTAGCACCACGCGGGCGAGCCCACATCCGGCGTCCCTGCCGGGCATGAACGGCGTCACACCGTCGCCAGTTCCTTCTTGATGTTGAAGTACTTCGACTTTCCAGCACCGACCTTGGTTGGGTCCATCAGCACCTTGGCAGTGGCCTCGGCGGCCAGGAAGTCTTCGGTGTTGATCCAATCCTGCTGGCTCGACGGGTTTAAGCGGCAGAGGAAGTAGCGCGCCTGGATGCGCCGCTGGGTACCAGCGGCGTTCTCGCCCTCGAAGAGGAACTCGAACGTCTTGCCGCTGTTGGTCAGCGCCTCGATCACATCGACGGTGGCGGACTTGTAGGTCACCTTGATCGGTGTGGCCGCAGAGATCGCACCCCCTTCAACGATTTCGAGGCCAGCTCCGGTCATGTTCCAGTCGTCGAACTCTTCGTAGGTAGTGGTGCCGTCATCGCTCTTCACGCTGGTGATCTCCAGCGGCATGAAGTCGAGCGCGATCGTGCCTCCCGGAACGGCGGTGTGCGCTTCGTCGGTGTGGGTGGCAGAGGGAACGTTGGTGGCGTCGCCCCACATCAGGGCCGCCAGCATCGAGGTATGCAGTTCGCGGAAGTTGATCCCCAGGCCGACCGAGGAGATGCGCGATACCGAGTCGTACTCGCCGCCCTGCGGAGTGGTGGTGTCGGGTAGCGTGATCTCACTGCTCTCGATGGTCTGCTGAATGGTGGATACCAGACCTACCTTCTTGAAAGGCCCTGTAGTCCCTGCCTCGCGTGCCTTAAGCCAGCCGCCGATCACGTACGTCTCTTTCTCGATAGCCATATCAGGCCTCCTTCTTGATCACGCCTTCGCGGCGCAGTAATTCAACCTGGTCAGGGCTGACGTTGATCTTTTCGCCGGCCGCCTTCTCCTCGCCCTGGTGCCAATGCACCGTGGCCAGGGTGACCTCGACGGCTTTGTTCAGTGCAGCCGGAGGCGCGGCGTCGACCGTGGCCGGCACCTGGGGATCGCTCTTCATGGGTTACCCCTCGATGATGGTTTTCAGATAGACAGGGATTCGAATCACGGCAGCGGCCACTCCATTACCCGGCGGGTACGGCTCAGGCGCCCCTAACGTCAGCCCGGTAATGCCGCGATCTCGGGGCAGCCAGCGCAGGAACTGCCCCTTGGGGGCGGGCATCAGACACGCCAGAAGGTCTAGCTGTAGATCCTCCAGGGCCTCCTCATAGTGGTCATACCCACCTTGCACCGCACCTACCACGTCGAAGCCGCGATGGAAGCGAACGGCGGCATCAAGATGCTCCGGCGGCTGCTCCTTGCCGGGCTGGACGACAATCAGCGGAAAGCCCTCGTGCCGTTCCTTGACCAGTTCGTTAAACCACCCGGAGAGCACACGAGTGCCAGCGTCTGTCCGGTATCCCTGGTTTGGCGTGATGGTTTGCAGGCGCGCCAGCAAGGCCAAGCGGCCGATCGTGAGCACGTTCGGCTTCATGCTTCCTCCTCGATCGTTGCTGCCGTCAGCAACCAACCGTCGTTCGCAATGAGCTTTTCCACGAGATAGCGCGACGACCCGATGACGAAGAGGTCGCCACGCGATGCCGTGGGAACGTCCTTCGCCAGCCAACTGATCCCAACCTTGTCCGTGATGAAAACCCCATCAGGTCCCTCGTAGGTGAGGTTTCGGTCGACCTGCAGCGGTATCCCCCTGATCGGGGGACGACCGATGCCGCGGAACTCGCCCACGGCATCAGATAACCGCTGTTGCCCACGTTCGTGGAGCCGTTGGATCAGCCGGCCAAAACGGCCCGGCGCGCTCATTGCTGGATCAGCATCGCCGACGCGAAGCCGTCAACGGTGGGCTCGGTGATCTTGCCGAACGCCACCGAGTCGGCAGTGGCAGCAGCTACCAGTTCCCCATCGAGCACGCTGCACTTGGCACCCTGGGTCAGGCCAGCGGCAGCAGGCAGGCTCCAGACGCCGCCAGTTTTTCCGGCGAACGGCTCGCCCGCGGCGGCATCTACTAGCGGCACCACCACCAGGTCTCCGATCACCGCCGGCACGCCAGATTGAACGCCGCCAGCAGGCGCGATGAGAGTCAGGACGTTGCCGTCCTCCACATAGTTCTTCGCCATGGTTGATTCTCCTAATGGCAGAAACAGAAAGCCCCGCTAGATGCGGGGCTCGGGAGTTGGCACCGATCAGGCGCCGTTGGATTTCTGCAGGCCACGGAAGTCCAGCGGCGCCACGCCGGCGTCGATGCGGACCTTGCTGGCCACGCCGTCGACAGTGAAGCCTTCCTGTTGCTCCAGGTACGGAGTATCGACGCCGTCCAGGTAGGCCACCTCGATGGTGTCAGAGCCTTTCTTGGCAGCCATGTACCAGGCGGTCGCCGAGGAATCGTCCAGGCGCGGCTCGCCGATCACCTGCGCGAATGCGCGAATCGGGTTGACGATGCCGCTATTGACGTCGGCGCCCGGCACGGACTCGGAGTTGATGATCTGGTTGGCCTTGTCCTCGAGTGCCACCGGAGTCAGAACGAAGCCCGGACGGATGTTCAGGGTGCGCCCCTTGCCCTTCTCTACCTGGGCTTTCTGGGTGGCCATCTGGGTCTTGGCCTTGCTCAGGCTGTCGATGGAAAGCGCCGAAGCCGCGCCAGTGAGCAGGTTGCTGTGGTCGGCATGGAACAGAGCCTTGCCATCGCTCATCGCCGGGTTACCGGTCAGAACCGCATAGACCAGGTCGCCGATGGTGGCCTTGGCAGCCTGGCCCAGCTTGAACGGGATATCCGAGAGCATCTGCAGGTCGTCGTTGATGATCGCCTGACGAGTGATGCTGAACAGCTCTCCGTAGGTGGCCAGGATGATCTGCTCGCCGCGCTCGCCGAGGGTGACGTACTTGTACTCGGCGCCCTCACGCACCTGACGCAGCGAGGAAAACTCGCCCAGCCCGACGCGGCGCGCCGGCTTGAAGTCAGTGAGAATGCCGGACTTGGTCCACAGCGGGAAGGTTTCTTCGGCCTCTTCCCAGCCAGCCAGCACCGACTTGTTGGCGACATCCAGAAGGATCAGGCCGAAGTCGCTGGAAGTGTGGGTGAAAGCCAAGCCGACCATTTGGGGCGCGTTGAGCGAGGCCACACCGATCCCACGATCGACCAGCGAGGCGCGGGCCAGTTCGCGGAGCGTCATGCCGTTGTACGCGTTGTCAGCCTGGCGCTCGCCTCGACCGATGCGGGCCAGCACGCTCGCGCGCACCGAGTCACCCACCAGGTTGCCGTTGCCGGCATGGATGTGGGCCCCGCCACTCAGGGCGGCAGCCGGCTGGGTGTCGGCGCCAATGGCAGCCAGCAGCTTCTCGCGCGCCTGGTCGACGGTGATGTTCATGTCGTTCAAGCAGGTGGCGAGCAGTTCGGCGTGCCCGGTGGAAAACGCGCCGAAGGCAGCAGTGATTGCGCTGCGGCGACCAGATTCCTCGGCGAGGATGCGGGCGCGAATATCGGCCTCGGTTGGGGCACCGGCCGCGGGAGCCGCCGGCGCGGCCGGTGCCGGAGTCGGCGCGGGAGTGTTGGCCGGCGCGGCGGGGGTCTGGGCGCGCGGGGCCAGTAGAGTTTTCAGAGCTTCGGGCATGTGGGCGAACTCCTGCATGCGTTTGGAGGAAAGGTGAGCGGCCGCTCGCAGCGGCTCAGTGAGCTGGTCGGCGAAGCCGGCAGCGACGGCCTCTCGGCCATTCATCCAGGTCTCCTCCTTGAGGAGCGCCTTGATGTCGTCGGCGGACTTCCCGGTCTTGTTGGCATAGGCCATGACCAAGGTGTCCTCGACCTTGTCGAGCAGTTCGGCATAGCGGCGCATGTCGTCCGCATCGCCGCCCTGGATGCCCCAGGGCTTATGCACCATCATCATGGCGTTCTCGGGCATGTAGATGGTGTCGCCGGCCATGGCGATGACTGAGGCCATCGAGGCAGCCAAGCCATCGATGTACACGTCGACGCTGGCCGGGTGGTTGCGCAGCAGGTTATAGATCGCCGTCCCCTCGAAGACGTCGCCGCCCGGGGAGTGGATGTGCAGGTTGATCTTGGTCAGGTCGCCCATTGCCTTGAGGTCTCGAGCGAACTGCAGCGCGGTGATGCCCCAGACGCCGATCTCGTCGTACAACAACACCTCGGCGACGCCGCGACCGGCAGCCTTAATGCTGTACCAGGACTCATGCGGGGCGTTGGCCTCAGTCAGCGCCGCCGCCATCGGCAGCATCAGGTTTTTATGGATCAGGGTTTGATGGCTGCCCATCGGCGCCTCCATTGTTGCTCTCGTTGGGGAAATCCGGGCCAGGCACGGGTAGGGCGGCGCCGTATCTGTTGACGAGTTCGCGAGCCTCGTCGGCGGTAAGCATCTTCCCGACGCCCAGGTACACCTTCTGCACCGCCTCAACTGGGTCCATCCCGGACTTGACCAATTGGTGGTAGGCATCCGAACTGAAGACCAGGCCGGCCGCCCGGTTCGCCTTGATCTCCGTCTCACGCGACTTCTTCAGCTCGCGCGGATCTCGACCACGGGCGCGGGCAACTTCCGCCTCATCGGCGAAGCCAGCCTTGACCAGCAACTCCCATGCGTTGGCCTCATGCATCGGGTTAATCCATGGCATGACCGGCCCCTGGTAGACCGCCGCGTAGAGAGTGCGGTGATCAACGTCGGCGGGCAGGCGCTCCTTCCGAGCCAACAGGTACATCTGCAGCCAGGACCGGTAGACAGGCCGGCACCAGTAGTCGATGAACTCGTGCTGCAACAGGTCGTAGCCCAGCCAGCCCTCGACCAGTTCCTGGCGCTGCGCCGAGTAGGTGCCGTCGTAGGCCCTGGACACCGAGGAGTAGGTGCTGCGAGTGCCAGCGCCGATCATCCGCAGTTGGCCGTTGCGGAAACCTTCAAGGAAGGGGTTCGGCCGGTTGCTCTCGATCATCCCGACGTCTTCACCTGGCTCGAGGTCGTCGAAGACCATGCCGGGGGCGATGGGGATCGTTCGGTTCTTCCGGTCCTTCCCGGGCTCCACCGTGTAGCTGTCGGGGTTGCCCTTCTTGATATACATCGCCAGGGCAGCACTGATGCGCGCCGCCACCCGCTCGCTCTCCTCGTAGTCCTTCAAGTCGGCAAGGCGGATAAGCACTGCGTGCAACATCGGCACGCCTCGGTTCTGGCCGATCCGCTTGCGGTAGGCGATGTGGATGATCCGTTCCGCTTCGACGCGCTTCACCGCCAGGCTGCCGCCCAGCGTCTGCAGGTTGCCGGGGTGATCCTTGAGAAGGTGATAGGCCCTTTTCCGGCGCCAGGTGTCACGCTCGACACCCTGGACAATACCCTTCGACAGGTTGTTGTAGCTGAAGGGCAAGTAGTCGGGCTCCAGCAGCTCCAGGGCGAAAGGCACCGACGTGGCGAACGTGTAGTTCGGGACTCGTCCCATCAGCTTCTGCGCCAGGCCCTCGCCATCGCGCAGCCAGGTGCGGCACATCAGCCGCTCTACCTGGGGCCTCGTCAGCTCACCAGAGGTTTCCGGCGAGAGTGACCACTCGGCCCACGCGCTGCGGATCTCCATGGCCAACTCGGCATGCACCGAGCCATCCAGGCGCAGCGGCAGCGGTTCCACGCCGATACCACTTCCGCCCACCACCCTCTCCTCGAGGCGATCGAGCAGGCCGGTAACCAGATCGTGATCTTCGTCCAGTTTCCGGCACTGCTCTCGCATAGAGACCGCAGACTTCTGTAGCGAGGTGTCGGCGCCTAGCGGCTGACGCTTGGCCTTGTGGGTTCTCCCTGGCCTGGCAGCCTCATACGCCTGGATTGCCTCGCGAGCGGCCAAGCGCCGAGCCACCAGCTCGGGGGCCAAGGGTTCCAGTAGTCGATCGATCAGGTTCATCAGCAGAACTCCGCCAGTGCCGGGCCAGGACGGCGACCGGCGGCGCGGTCCCGCTCTGCGGCTGCGCGGCGCTCCCACTCCTGGCGTCCGGCGCGGATCTTCTCGATATCCTCCATGGTGTGGGTGCGTCCGTTGAAGATCACTGTCCGCCCTTCCAGCACGGCGGCCTCGGCCTCCAAGTATTTGTCGAGCATCTGCTGCGCTGTCAGAGCCATGGTCCGCTTCCAGTGTTGAGCCAGCCCTGGGAGGTGCTGGCATGGTTATCGTTCGAAGGTTGCTGTTGGGCGACCGGCTCCGGCATGGGATCAACGCGCACGCGCTCCAACTGGTCGAGGTCGAGGCCGAAGCGCTGCTGGCTGATGCGCAGCGCGGCAAGGGCGTACACGAAGCAATCCAGCGCCTCATTGCGGCGCCCGCCGGAGTCCCATCGCAGAACGCGAACACCCTTCGCCATCACCGGCTTCTTCTTCTCGGCGGTGATCTGCTTCAGTTCGTCTTCGTCGCAGATATCGCTGTCGATCGGAAAGTGCACACAGCCGGGCGTCGGCTGCCACGGAATGGGCACATCAATGCGCAGGCGGCTGTAGATCAGCTCCTTCGCGTTGTCGGTGCCCAGTTCAGTCTTGTAGACCTTGCGCTTGCGACGCTTCGGGAAGTTCGCGATGGGCTTGCCGTAGGCGCTGGCCCCGAAGGTCGGGATCACCCAATGCACGCCGTGTTTGATGCTCTCGGCCTCCACCTCGTCGGCGTAGTGGCCGCCAGCATCCCAGCACCACCGCTCGACACGCATCGGCACGCCGTCTACCCGGGTGAACTGCCGGTGAATCTCCAGCCCCACCTTGCGCCGCAACTCCTCGCTGGCGGGATCGCCGGTCAGGATGAAGCGATGCACCAGCCAGGCCTCCTCGCCCAGGCCGAAAGCCCAAACACGGCCCTCGTAGCGGTCGTCCTGGGTGTCGATTCCGCCCATCAGGACAAGCGCTTGCGGCGGCACCTTCGGGTAGTTCTCGCGGCGGGCATAGAGCGTCTGCCACTCCACCCGCTCTCCCTCGTCCTCAACCCATACCTCGCCGAGGATGGTGTTGGTGAAGGTCTTCAGCTTCTCGCGATCACCCTTGACCTTCAGCCATTCGTCGATCAGGTCAAGCCAACTGGTCCACGTGCTGTACACGGCCCAGCAGTAGAAGGCGACGGAACGCGGCGTCCTGATCGGCTGGTCATCCGGGCCGAACCACTCCATAGCGTCCCGCGTCCAGATTCCCGAAACTTCGCACTTCCAGCGGCCTCGCTCGGAGGCAACCACCATTTCGTGGTGCTCAAACGTCCCGCAGCACCGCTCGTTCTCGCAGGCGTACCAAACTGAAGAGGCCTCGCCTAGATCGTTCGCGATGTACTTCACCCCAAAGGCGCAATCTTTACCGCCCCACTTCAGCGTCTGCTCATGCCCACAATGCGGGCACGGGATGTAGTACCGCAGGCGACGCGGAGACTCATCGGCCGCCTTCGTGATCTGGCATTGGCCCTCGGTACCAGGCGTCGATCCACGGATGGACTTCGGGTAAACAGCACCGCGCAGACGTTGGTCGCCAAGGAACGTTGGGGAACCTTCACCTTCAATATCGGCGTCGAACTTCGACAGCTCGTCATAGATCACCTCGTCGGCAGATCTCTCACGGTAGTTGCGAGCAGCCTTGCCGCCGAGCGTCCAAAGGGTCCGCCGGTTTGCAAACACCTTGGTGTCGAGCGTGTTGTCGCTATGCTTGCGGCCATACCATGGGGCCAGAGCCAGCAGCACCGGAACATCGCGAATCAGGCCATTAACGTGGCTCTTGCTGATCCCCTCGGCGTCTGGGTCAGTCGGGCTCCACATCAGCACATTACGGCGCTTGTGCTGAATCTTGTAGCCGATGTTGGCCATCAGCATTTTCGTGTAGCCGATGCGTGCCGACTTCACGAAGTTTACGACCCGAATCAGGTCGTTACCCATGGCGTTCAGGATGGCGACCTGAAATGGCGCCGTCTTCCACTTGCCCTCGTTGTACGAGGATTCCGCCGACATGTAGAAACCGTCGTCGGGATCTTCCGCCCACTCCACCGCCGTCATCGGCGGCGACTTGTACAGCCCCTGCAAACCTAGATCGACCGCTTTCCGTAGGTCATTCATCCAGGGTGGCAGAGTACTCATCAAGGATTTCCGGTAGGTCTTCAGCAAACTCCACGGCCAGATTTCGGGCCAGCGCTATCTCGCGCTCAAAGGCCTCCAGCACCAACGGCGGTGTATCGGGTATTTGGCTGCGGACCGTCTTGCAGACCGTCTCCAGTTTCGAGCCGATCTTGGACGCGATCCTGGCAAGAGCGAAGGTGGCGAACGGAGTTGGAACAAGGGTCTTCGCTTGGACCTGGTTCTTCTGCTCCTGGGCGTCAGCCTGAGCAGTCGTCAGTCGCAGGCGCTCCTGTAGCAATTTCTTTTCAGCGAGCGGGTCGAGACCTTCCGCATCTAGGCCCTCAGGTTGTTGTTTCTGGGTCACATGATCGAGGCGATTCTGTAGCACCGCCTGGGCGGTATAGAACACCTCGCGGCCGATCTTGGCGGCAGGCTCAACGCCCCATTTATCAAAGGCTTGCGGAGAAATCCCGAGGCTCGCGGCCATCTCGGACTTGTTCAGCCATCCGCGCTTTTTTTGGAGGTCTTCTGTGCTCATGACAAAACAACAACCAACCTCCGAAAAAAGGTCATACATATTTGGCGCGCGGGGCTCGAATTACCCTCTGACGGGGGCACCCCGGGGAGGACCCGCGACGCACCACTTTGGTGCATCAGTCAGCGCCTCGCAGCGAACCGAGCAGCAACGCCGCGCATCGCCACCTCGAACTCGCGTGGCAGGTTCTCGTCGGCGTACTGCTGCGCGATCTCGAAGAAGCTCAGCCGGCGGCGGTACGAAGGGCGAGACACGAAGGCCATGATGACCGATACAGCATCCCGGCCTCGGCCTGTGCGCTCAGCAATGCCTATGGGCTGGCCCTTGCGGGTCATGACGAAGTAGCGGCGAGCATTACCCTTCGCCCTGCTCCGTCTGCTATCGGTCGCGTTCGCGTTGTACCCGGCCTGGCTGAAGCCGCGGATGCCGCTCAATGCCTTGGTGACCTGGCCGCGCCTGATGTTCCCGTAGCGATCCAGGTCCGCGCCGGCACCAGGCACCACGTACTTACCTTCGGGCAGTATCCCCTTGGCCCTGAGCTGAAGCTCGGCCGGCTTGTTCCGACGCGGCCCACCGTAGACTTCGGGGGAAATCCACACCGATGCAGGCTGCGCACCGTCCGCTTCGTCCTTGAACCAAACCCGCGCTTCGAGCCGGTCTTTCCTGGCCGGCACCATGCGCAGGCTGTTCAGGGTGTACGGGGTCGGGCGGTCGAACACGACACGCATCTCATCGCGCAATCGATCCATCAAGCCTTGCGCGGTCCGCGTAAGCGCAGTGGCTGTCGCGTAAGGAATCTGCCTCTGCTCAAGCTCAGTCAGGTCGGCGAGCTGCTGCTGGAACCCTTCCGGCTTGATACTGATCATCTTCTGCAATACCTCGGCAGGCCGGCGATGTGCTTACGCAGCGCCTCAATCATCAGTTCGCGTCGCTCGACTCCGGCTCGGAGATCAGAAACAACTTGTCCATCAGTGGCAGCAAGGACGGCTCTTCCTGCATCAGCGCTGCCGGAGGCTCCGGGAGCCGGGTGCACTCCGTCTGCGGGACAGCGGGCTTTGACGTACACGACGCGAGCACCAGTGCCGATAGCATCGCGGCGCAATTGGTTTTCTTCATGGGAGGCCTGCAGTGCTGCTTGGTAGGTACGGGCCAGGGAATCGGCCTGGGCCTGCGCCTGGATGTCGCGCTGGGCCTGCTGGGCCATGGCGGTGATCGTCTCGGCGGATTGCTCGACGGCGGCCTGGAGGTCGTCACGCTGGGCGGTCACGTGATCGAGACGCCAGAACACCAGCGCGGCTACCAGGGCGACCACCAACCATGGCCGCCAGGTCACTGGTCGATCCTCCGGCCAACCTTGAACATGAACGTCGGCTCTTGATCGAGCATCGAGTTGACGATGCCCTCGATGACCGAGAACAGGGAGACGACCATCTCAAGCGGCGCCCACTTGGCGAACGCCAGCGGGCAATCGCTATCGACATCCCCCAGCCACATCGGAATGCCGTAATAGCTCCCATGGTGCGAGACGCCGAGCTGTCGAGCTTCGGCTTTCGTCGTGAACCCGAGCATCATTCCCCCTTGAGCGCAGCACGCGCCCATTCGAGCCGGGCGTTGCGATCCTCGGCCCCGGTAAACGATCCGTTTATGCGGAGGGTGATCTTCTCGAAACGGCCCTGGTCGGCCAGATCGTTTAAACCCCGCGAATGCCAGAACCATCCCGCGGCGATTGCTGCCCAGGTCCGTTGCTCCAGCAGTTCTGGTTGCGCCACAAGTGGCAGCGCCAGGGCGCGGGAGGCTTCGGCGTAGTTGTCGTGGCCCGTAATCATGATCAGGCCACGACCACGGTATCGATACCCATCGCCCGTATCCGGTGAGCCGTTGCCCATCCGGTTTGCGTAGACGCGGTTGGCGATGCGCTCGGGCTGGCGGGCATACTGGCGAGCCTCTACCGGCGCGAACCGCTTCGGCCAGGTCTTGAGCAGCCCCTCGGCGGAGTAGTTCAGGTTCTCGACCAGGCGCTTGAGGCTCTGGCTTTCGTGCCCGACCTGGGCGAGAAACATCGCCGCACGCTCGGGCGTGTTGATCTCGAACCGGGCCATGGCGCCGTTGATGTGTTCGACCCAGGTCGTTGCAGTAGCAGCGCCGCAGCCAGTAGCGCGGTCAAGTTGATCGGCGGTGATCTTCATTCGCCAGACCCTCGACGCGGAAACTTCCAGTCGGCGATCCGATCAGCGAACTCGGCGATCTTCTTCACCCCAAGGAAACCGGTGAACACCCCAGCAGCGGTAGCCATGTTCTGTGGCAGGCCGAACCACTCAAGGACCGGAATCAGGCCCAAGGTAATCAAAGTGCAGAGCGTTGCCTCGAGCAGCGCCTGGCGCCGCGTTCCACCGCCGTAGATCACTCGCGTCAGCGCGACCACGAAGGACAGGCCGGCGGCGTACAACTGCGGATAGTGCGCAGACAGCCACGCAAGCAGCGCAGCCCAGGTCTCAGGGCGTTCTGGCATTTTCATAGTCTCTGCCCCTCGCAGGGGTTCTAAAACGACGAAGCCCGCTCAATGGCGGGCTTTCGTTCGTCGGGTGGGTTCCGGGCGGATCAGGCGTGAAACAGCTGCAACTGCCCTTCGCGCTCGACCTCGATGATCTTCTGTTCGATGACGGGTGCCTTGATCTGCCATCGACGCAGGGTCTTGCCGGCCAGGCTGGCAATCCCTCGCTCCTGTCGGTACTCCGCCATCAGCTCGTTGCGCATGGTGTTGAAGTCCATTGAGCGTTTGAACAACTGCTCGGCCATCCAGTTGAAGGCATGGATGAAAGCTTCTTTCCAGGCAGCTGCGGCTTTACCCCTAAAGCCCATCACAAGGAACATGAAGCCGTCCTTGGTCATGTCGAAGCTTCGACTCTTGATCGGTTCTCCGCCGCTCGGATTTTCCCGCCACATGACCGTCTCCTCAAAATTGAGGAGACGGAAACCAGCCGAGCAATCCAAGTTGTCGATAGCCCGAAGGACGTTGTCGTGCCGCTTTCCGAAGCGTTCGGCCACCTTCAGCGATGTCGTTACGACCTGGCCGTCATTGACCATTACCAGGTCACGCAGGCTGGCCTCATCAAGATCAATTTCACTCATCTGATCCACTCCACTCACCTGGAAAAAGGAGCGCAGCGGGGCGGACGGATGAGCGGACATCCGCCTTTCGGCTGTACGGGCCTAGCTGCGTGTTGGGTTGCCTTGCGGCGGAAATGAAAAAGCCCAGCACGAAGGCTGGGCTCTGAAATAGGTGCGGGTGGATAGGGGCCACTACCCCGTGCGCATCCTGCGCTCCACCTGCATTGATTGGTTATCGTCCTCGGACAGACTCCAGCATCGACCTCATCTCTTCGATGATCTCTAGGTGCACCGCGTCGGCCACTGCCTCAGCCTCCTGCTCGGAGAACAAGAAATCGCTCCGTAGCGTCAGGCCATGCATAACCACGAAACAGGCCTCATGGCCGGCATCGCGTATGGACCAGGGCAGCGCGTCACCCTCAAGCTTTACGACCTTGATATCTGGACTTCTCATTGGACCACCTCTCGGCTTCAAGGTAGTCATTATCGCAAAGGGTGAAGGCCTTGTGGGTCGGTAACCCGTCACTTTGATGTGGCAGGTGAGACTGCCGTCTACCGAGTTTCTGACCTTCGAATGAAAAAGCCCGGAGCGGGGGCAACCGGGCTTCCCGTCCATCTCGCTGAAAGCCAAGGACGGAAAACATCGAGTCAGACGGGGGCGTGATGATGCCGCGCCAAGCCAATCTACGCAATAAAAAACCCGGCGCCAGGGGCCGGGTTTCGAGTGCGTCACGCTGCGTTCACAGCAATTCACGCTGGGATGAAAACACCCCTTATTCCGCGTGTAAAGCTATTCCTCAAGCGCTCTCGCGGAACCGCTCCAGGGCGCTATCGACCCAGCCCACCGCCAACTTCAGAGTCTCCCTGACCTTCGCCTCGCCGATCTGGTGTTCACGCGCGATGCGCAGGGCCGGCCACTTCGCGCCGTAGTAGAGCCACACGAAATCACCAGCCTGCGGCGCCCTGTCAATGAGTCGAGCAATGACCCGGTCGACGGCCAAGGCCATATCGTCAGTGACGTGGTAGGCCTTGGGGCTCGACATTGGCATGGCTTGGCTCATGATAGCGGCGGCCGGCGATACATACCCGGGAACCCCCATCCCATCCATGCGCCACCACCCCCACTGCTCGAGGAGATACTCGGTATCGCCCAGCAGCTTGTCCACGTAGGTTCGAGTTCTGCTCATGCCGCCCCCGGACCGTTAAGGCCAAACAGATCGCGCAGCAGCGTTTCCACCGCCGCGCCCTTCGCATTGCCGTCCAGCAACCAGAGCCGGCCATAGTCGTGAAAGCCCAGAGTGCCGCGGTCGCCGTGCCAGTTGGCGATCATGACCAACAGCGCAGCCAAGGCAGCAGCACCGCCCACCTTGACCTGCGCCAGCTCCTGGCCGGCCACCTTGAGAAACTCCCGCTCCAGCCTGGTCATGACCTTGCGGGGTGCCATCGGTTGTACGTTGCTCATGCTGCTTGCTCCCGCGCGCCCTCGTAGTGGACCCAGTTCCGGGCCTTGTGAGTGCTCGCACTGAAATACTGGTTGGATGCCTTGTCGAACCACAGGTCCAAGATGCCTTCATCTCCGGTGAGGCGCTGCTTGCTGATGATCAGGCGCACATCGCTCTGGTCCTTGTAGTCGTCTCCCTTGGCCATCTCTTTGCGCTTGTTCCGCCAGACCGTGCACACGTTGTCGGCTAGGTCGGTGAGGATGGCGCCACCGCGAACGTCGAGCTTGCCCGGGGGCTTACCCTCGTCGTCAGCCTTCCGCGGGTGGGCGACCAGATGGACGTGGACGTTCATCTCGTGAGCGAACCCCACCAACGCCTCCATGGCCTGCTTCTGGCCGTTGTAGTCATCCTCGGCCATGCCGAGCTTCGCCAGGCTGTCGACGATGAAGTGGTTCACCCCGTACCGGCGCGCGGCATACCGAAAGTCCTCGAGCATTTCGCCCGTCTTCGCGGTGCCCAACTGGTCGTAGATCCATAGCTTGCCGTCGAGCCAGTCGAGAATCGCGTCGATGTAGCCCCTCGAAGGACAAGACATCCCGGAGGCCTGCCGGACCATCCGCTGAAGCGTTCGCCGCGCCGGCATCTCCATCGAGGCGATGCAGAACCGGTCTTGGCTGCCCTTGCGGTTCATGCCGTGGAAGGCCAGGTAGTTCAGCAACTGCGACTTCCCGTGTCCGCTCCAGCCGGTCCAGATCGTGACCTCCGAGGGCCGGAAGCGGATCTTGTTGGCGTAGGCGCTCCAGGGCAGCTCCATGCCGATAGTTTCCGGGTTCTGGTCGTAGAACTCAGCCTTGACCTCCTCCGAGTAGGAGCTCACCGACTTCAGGCGCTCCGGGTCGAAGTTCTTCGCCTTGGCGTAGCACTCCGCAATGTCGTCGGCGCTGTAGTACAGGGCATCCAGGGCTTCGTTGAAGTCCTTGCAACCCAGTTTCACCAGGCGACACCGATCACGCCCAAGGCGCCGAACGATCTCCTCGGTCGCCTGGTGGCCAGGTTCGTCGTCGTCAAGGCACAGGTAGATCACGTCGAAGCGCTGCAGGTTGTCGAACTCGTACTCGATCCAGCGTTGCTTGCCGTCCTTGCCGCCACCGAAGGGCACCGACAGCGCCGGGCGCCCGTACTGCCAGGCGGTCATCGCGTCGATCTCGCCCTCGGTTATCGTCACCTCCCGGATACCGTCCGGGATGGCCTGCCAGCCGAACAGGCAAGGTTCGGTATCCGACGACGTGGTGATTTTCTTCTTGCCGCCAGGACGTTCCACGCCGAGTTTCTTCCAGTGGATCAGCGAGCCATTGCGCAGGTACGGAAACACGATGTTCTGCCCGTCCTCGGCGATCTTGAACGCCTTGATGGTCTCCTCGGTCAGTCCACGGCCCTTCAGGTACGCCATCACCACCGAGTCCACCTTCGGCGTCGAGCACCTTGGCTTGTCCGGTCGCTGGTATGACTTCCGGCTCTCGACCGGCCGGATGAGCTTGGGCTCCTGCACGCCGAGGTAGCCCCTCGCTTCGCTCAGCGCCGTCGCCATGTCGCAGTTGCGCGCCAGCCGCCAGAGGTCCAGCAGGTCGCCAGACTCACCGGTGGCGAAGTCGCACCACACGCCAGCCTTCTCGCCGACGAGGTGAACCCCCAGACTCTTGCCCTTCTCGCCCGAGGCGTCGCCAGCACGCCACTCGGCGCCCTCCCGCTTGCCGCCAGGCAGCAGGTGCCGTGCAACATCGGCAGCGCGATCAGCGAGGCGCTTGGAAATATCCGACGGGGTCAGCATGCGCCCTCCCCGTCCGGCAAACGCTCAAGGGTGCTGAAGTCGTGGGTCCGAGTGGACAGCACCGTGTCCGTCATCTGCGGATGCCAGAACTCGTGATCCTCGAGCTGGTAGCCCCGTGGCGGGGTGAACGGGTAGCGCTTGCCGCCAGAGCCGGAAGGCCCCCTGGGAGCGCCATGCTCACCGACGTACTCCCGCCAGTGATCGTTCGGGCCAATGAACGTCTCCGGCAGCTTGACGAACTCCGTCCCGACGTTGCCCTTGCCGGCCATCTCGGCGTGATAGTTCTTCGCCGCCTGGATCAGGTCTTCGACCGTGGCGCCAGCACGCAGCCGAGCCTTCCACGCCTTCCACGCCGGTTTCTTCGCGCCGGACCGGTGCCGGCGAGGGTACTCCGACCAGAAACGGTTGAAGTCCTCGCTGTACTCGGATCGTTCCTCGGCGGGTGGTTTCTCCCCACTGGCAAGGTCGTCGCTCGCTGTCGTCGATTCGTCAGAGTCGACAAGAGTCTCTTGATCTTCTTCAGGATTCAGGTAATCAGGATTCAGAGAATCAGGAATCAGGGCGTTATGGGTTGGTGCATCCACAGTGTCCGACTGCGGCTGCTCTGGTGTTTTAACTGTTAAAACACTGTTATTGGCGCCCACACAGGCGCCGGTATCCGCATGCACCAACCGTTGCTTACCGGGAACAACCTTCCCCCGGGCACGCTCATTCACGGTTAGATAACCATTGCAGTCAGGTAGTTCGCTGTCCTTCTCGGTGCTATGCGGAGACTGGTGACGAGTGAAGTTCGGTAGCGAGATCACCGAGAAACCAGCAACCTCGTACCGCTCGATGAATCCCTTGTCCAAGAGATTGGCCAGGCCGATCTCCACGTCATAGTTATCCCCGGGGAACAGTTCGATCTTGATCCGACGCGGCCGGTATTCCAGCCGCCCCTCCCTATCAGCCAGACACCACAGACCGATGAACAGCAGGCGGTCGAATGGATTCAGGTCGGCCAGATCCTCGTTCTTGAAGAACGAGGGCTTGATGTTGCGGGCGCGAGCCATTACTTCTCCTCCGAACTGCTGAGCAACTTCTCCATGAGCCGCTCAGCCAATACTTCATCGATATCTTCCGGGCGCCAGCCGCACAGCCGCTTCACCAACACCATCAGGGCGAAGCGCGCCTTGATGATCTCGAACTGGATATCGGCGATGTTTAGGGCAACCTCGGCTACTACAGGGGGATCGAACTGGCCCAGCAGCTCGAAGGCAGTGTCGATTGAGCACCAGATCTTGTAGGCAACCTGGTCGCTGCCGAACTGCTCGAAGGACTGCTCGTTGAGCATCACGGGATCGGACTGGTGGGCGACCTTGCTCATGCCAAGCCCTCCCTCTCCAGGCGCTGCACCAAGGTCCGCATCTTGCGCTTGAGGTGGGTGGTCAGGTTGCGCCTGCTGCGGAACTCAACGATAGGCAGGGCGTGGCGGTGAATCTGGATGGTGTTGGTCATGGCTCAGTTCACCCTATGGACTTTGAGGGTGTTCGGCTTGAGGCCCAGCTCTTCGGCTTTGCGCTTCGCCTCTTCGGGATCAATGCCCAGCCGCTTGGCCATCCCTTCCAGTTCGTAAACGGGCTCTCCGTCGTCGGTATAGCCATCCGGAACGGCAGGCATCAGCCCCATCTGCACAGCCATGTCGTGCATTTCCTGGCGGAACGACTCCGGGGCTGCGTCGTACATGCGCTGAAACGCAGTAGCGGCTTCTGGGGTATGCGACAAGCCGGACTTGCACATGCTGGTGTAGAGGCGGCCAGCGGCTAGAAACTCAGGAGTCACCTGCTCGGTGGTATTGCGCTTGCTTTTCTTGCTCATGACTTCACCTTCGGAGCCAGCCGGAACCGGCCCGGGAAATAGGGATGGGTGGCTTGGGTCTCGGTAACCCGCTCGCACTCGCTGACGAAGCGCTTGAAGACCGCAGTGATATCGCTGGTCGCCCAGACCGCGTACTGGCTGCCCTGGGCGTTCTCGTGGCCGTTGCGGACCATGCCCCAGGGCTTCGGACTGATCGGCATCTGGCGCACCACGGCGTCCACCACGGTGGCCGACAGGCCGTAACGGTCATTGATCACCTCACGGATGCGGGTGATCGGCATGCAGTTCTGCGGGCAGTGGTCCCAAACACGGGACTCGGACAGGTCCTCGACCCGCTGCTCGACGCGCTCAATAGCGACCTGGTGCTGGGCCTGCTGTTGCTCGATCTGCTGCTGTCGGCGCTCGAGTTGGACCTGCAACTGGGCATGCGCGAGCAACTGCTCGGCCTGAGTCATCGGAGGCCGCCGAGACTTCAGCTTGGCCAATACGCTTCGGCGAACCGACTTAGATTCGCGCATCCCGACCAGCATGCACTGGTCAAGGGTCAGGTCGTAGGTGGCGACCTGGTTGCCGTGGAAGGGGGTGTAATATTTTTGCACCCCCTCAAGCTCATCGCCCAACTCGTCTTCGACACGAGCGAGAAACTGATCGTTTCTGATCTTCGGTTCGCCAGCAGCCAAGCGAGCCTCGTTGACCATGTCCCGCAGTTCGATGGTGGTCATGGTGGCGGCCTGGCCGCCAATTGAGGTCAGGCCAGTCATGTCGAAGCCCTCGTAATAGCCGCATCTATTGCATCGGCTACGCCTGCATCCAGGTAGTGGTTCACCCGATCTACCAGGCCCTGGTCTTCCACTCGGTCTAGACTGCTTCCGGCAAACTGGGCGGACACCTTGAGCCAGTTGAATATCTCGCCCATGAACCCCGCGAACTGGCCGCGTTTGACAGTTTCCTCTTGCTCGTCCGAAGGGGCTTTGGTGATCAAATCGCGCACCATGCTCCTGAGCACCTCGCAAGCCATCCAGTCGTCCACATCCCGGACATACTTCAGATAGATGTGCGCGATACTCTTGCCGGCCTCGAGACCGGTGAGGTAGCTACCAGTCAAAGGAACATCCCACATTGAGTAGCGACCATGGTCCTTGCCTACGAAGGGCAAGCGCTGCCAAGTTTCCTTGGCGCGCGGGTGGAGAGATATCCCCTGTGGCTTCTTGCCTCGACGAGGGCGTTTTGCATCAGACACAGAGCTCATGCCGGCACCTCCAGCTCGGTCAGCAGTTGGATCAAGTCCTCGCCAGCCAGCCCGGCGATGGTGATAATCGACAGATGGATCGCATCCACCTGGTCGGCGGTCAGGCGCGGGCCCGGCTCGAAACCTTCGAAAGCCAAGTCTTCGCGAACTGCGGTAGCCAAGTCCTGGATGGCGCCGATGTAGCTGTAGAGCTGGTCACCGAGCGCTTTCGCTCCGATGCGGCTAGTCATTGGACACCTCCCCACCCTCCAGGGCCGCACGGACCAGGGCAGTGGCTGTCTCGGCCGCATGAAGAAGTAGGGCTACGCGACGACTAACACTCGGCTCGTCGAGGATGTCGAGGAGCCCGCCTTGAATCGCGTCGAGCAGGCCGACTGCGCTGTCCAGTGCGAGGTCGGCATCAATGTCATCCATCACGCACAGGACATTCGTTTTCTGATCTCCCGTCGAAAGATCGACCGGCGCAGTCGCCCGGAAGCTGATACCCATAGTGGCCCTCATTGCTGAGCCTCCTTCTGCCGGTTGATTCGCTCAGAACAGACCTGTTCGAACTCCGCCAACTGGAAGATGGCACCGCCAACCTCCTCCAAGAACCATCCGAGACGCTCGGCGGTTTCCTGACCGATCTCGCCTTCAGCACTGGTAAGCGCCAGCAGCTTCCCGACTGCGGCGACACCAAGCGCCATGTTCTGAGCCGCATGGCGAGCCGTACCACGCTCCAACTTGATGGAGCGGATCTGCTTATCGGTCAGAACTTCATCGGGGACCGGGGAGCACTGATTGCTGAGCAGTGTCGCGAGGTTCATTGGCGGCGCTCCTTTGCATTGAGCGCAGCGGCGATTTCCGCCTCCTCCGCGGGCAGCGGTATGGCGGCATCCACCAGCGCCTTTGCCGCATCACTCAGGTACGCCAGCGCGTGGTAGCCATTGCCATCCATGGGGCTACCCTCGACGAGGGAGATGAGGATGTCGCTGAGCCCGGCCAGAATGACGCTGGCCTCGTCCAAGGCTTCCCGCTTGGAAAGTCCAGGGTTGACCTTGAAGAAGCTGTTCTCCGGGTCAATAGGGCGAGCTCTCAGAAGCGCGTTCATGCAGCACCTCCCGTAGCATCAAGGCCGCGCACGCAGCTACTGTGCATAGCCGCCACCACCTCAGTGAGCAGCGCGATAGCTTCAGCTTCGGAGTCGTTCATAGGGTGATCGACATCCCTACCTATGCGCCTGAGCAAAACGCAGAGAGCGTTGAGCGACTCCTCGTAACGTTGCATTACCTCTACGATGGGAATCCCCTCGCAGACCTGGAGCGCACAGAGCCCGCTGGGGGTCAGGAGAAATCCAACCTCCTCAGTGGTCGCTAGCTGTTGCGCCTGGCTTGACGTTTTGATATTTTTGAGTTGCATGTTGATGTCTCCCTCGAGACAAAGAAGTACCTAGGCAGTCGCGCCAACGACTACCGACTAAAGGCCTCGCGAAAGCGGGGCTTTTTGCTTTCCGGCGTTTGAGTCAGCCGGGCCGCAAAGTGGCGCCAGGACACTCCGTGCTATCGTTTTGTTTCCACACAGAACGGCCACGGAGGCCCGGCATGAACTGGTTGAGAGATGCCTTCAGGCGCTGGAAGGAAAGGCACTGGGACAAGGAATACTTCCCAGAAGACCGGGGCGGAATAACGCCGCTGAGGGCTTTCTGGGAGAAAAGGCGCGCATCAATCATGACGTTTGCGCTCTGGCTGATTGCCCTGATCGCTGGGGCGCTGATCCTGAGCATCGTTGGCCTTGGCTGACTCGATCTCGTGCAGCCGCTTTATGGCGCGATTCAGGAAATCCAGACGGTCCTGGTAGCTGTCCATGCCTCGGGGAAAGTGCACGTAAGGCGCATCTGCATCTGGGTAGAAGCGGTCATCCAGTGCCTTGTTGCGCCCAGCGCTGTAGCCAAACTCATGGCAAAGGAGCGCGATCCCGCCGGCGCCCCCCACTGTCGCGATGATCGGCGTCAGCTCGATGTGGTAGCCGCCGATGGCATGGAGGATCACCCCAGCGGCACAGATAACGGCCACCGCAATCAGTCCAGCCAGAATCACGAAGACGTTTCGGATCATTGCTCCGCCCCCATACTGGATGCCTGAACAGCGGTATCAGCGCACTGCCGGATGTGGGAATCGGACGGCAGAATGGGCTCAAGGTCGGCGGAGCGCTCTACCTGATCCGGGAAGACAGTGCTGAGCGAGCAGCGCACACCGAGACGCTCCAGGGCGTGGACGATTCGCCTGCATCCACTCAAGCTGGGAACCCTTCGACCAGACTCGTAGTGCGCAATGGCTCCCTGCGTCACGCGCATCTCTTTCGCCAGCGCACGCTGGGTGATTTTTGCTGAAAGCCTGAGCGACTTGAGGTTGTTCATTGGCGGTCTCCTGCACACTGCGGGAACATTACGATAAGTAATCGTCAGCAGCAAGAGATTATTACGAAGCGTGAGTTGAACTATCGATTACAGAGCGTACTTTTGCCTCATGAACACATGGATTGAAGCGGCAAAAAAACGAATGCGGGACATGGGTATCACCCAGTCGGTCTTGGCTGAGCGCCTTGGCGTTACCCAAGGGGCGGTAGCGCACTGGCTCAGTGGAAGGCGTTCACCTGATGTCCCAACGCTCGAGCGCATCCTAAAGGCTCTGGACCTTGCTCCGCTTGGGATAAGGCTGGTTGCAGTAGACGATGCCTTCGACGGCCAAAGCAATGTAGCCCCCATGCTGCAGCCAAGTCGCAAACCCAGGAGCTACCCCTTAATTAGTTGGGTAGCGGCTGGAGAGAGGGCGGAGTCGCCTGATATTTTTGCCCCTGGACAGGGCGAAGAAATGATCGAGTCCACGGAAAACGCAGGTGAAAATGGTTACTGGTTGACCGTGAAAGGAAAGTCAATGGTTTCGGATGGGTACCCAAGCTTTCCTCCGGGCATGGCCATCCTCATCAGACCTGAAGGTTTCGAGTTGGTAAGCGGTAAGTTTTACGTAGCCAAGCATAGGGATGGCGAAACGACATTCAAGCAATACATCTATGATGCAGGCACTAGGTACCTGTCCCCTCTAAATCCTGCTTACAAGCTCATCGAGATGGACGATGACTGGGCCATAATTGGCCGAGTCGTTGACGCAAAACTGATTGGCCTATAGACCGATCCGCATACCCTCCTCGCATCACAAGCCCGCAACCTAGCGGGCTTTTTCACATCTGTAATATCTTGGATTACGGAAAGTATTGCGCTCATCTATTACATATCGTAATGTTCGTTCATTGATCGTTTCCGCCGGGAGCATTGCAATGAACATGGACACCACCATCACCGCACACGGTTTCACCGGCTTCCTCGGCAAAGGCCTGTCCCTGCGTGAGCTTCAGTGCGTCCTGGGCATCGCTGCGGGTCGTACCTCGAAGGAGTTGGCCCGCGACCTGGGCATGCAGCCGGGCACGGTGGGTAAGCGCGTCTTGGCGGCGACCACCAAGCTCGGCGTCACCCGTCGCGCAGCACTGGTCGCCGAGGCCATGCGCCGCGGGCTTATCTCGCCCGCCGTGATCGCCCTCGCCTTCCTCGTCGCCGGTCAGCCACTGCTCAACGATGACCACATGATGCGCAGCCGCCGTGGCGGCGAAAGGAAGATCGAAACTCGTCTGACTGCTCGCCGCGATGGCGTGGCCTGGGTGGCGTGATCATGGCCTGGGACAGAAACGATCCTCTCAACATCCTGGCGCTGCAGCTCGACGGTGAACTGCGCGCAGCGGCCGACTTTTGCCATGGCTACAACGGGCCGGCACAGCGCGCTTTCGCCCGGCACATCCAGGGCCTGGGCAAGACGCTCGACGAGCTTACCGTGGCAGACCTGAAGGCGGCGGCCGCATTTGCGGACGCAGAACTGAACGACCTGCAACAGAGAGGGCTGATCTGACGCAGCGGCGAGCGCTTCAGGTGGAGTGCTGTCCGGTGCGAAGGCATCACGTGGCTTGGCCGGGTTTGGCCTGGCGTGGCAGAGAACGGCTTGGCTTGGCGTGGCAGGGGCTGGAAACCCAGCGTACAGCCGCTTCGACTGAGGCGGTTGTGCGGTGGATACCTGCAGATGGGTAAAACCGGCAAATCGCCGGTTTGAATCGCGGAGAACGAGATGAACTTGACCCTTGTTCACAGTCGGGACTATGCTCGGCCCGTCACTGCAAATTCAGTGGCCGGGTTTGGCGACCCGACAGGCTATGGCGCGACAGCGCCAACCCAACATCAGGCGCTTTTTTTGTGCCTGCCGTTTGGGCGTGCACCGGCTACCCGGTGTCTCTCTATGGCAGATCGCGTGGGGAGACCTTCGGGTCTGCCGGGTTCCATAGCCCCGGTTCGCCAACCCCGCGCGGTCTGCCACCCTATTCCGTTTGGCGACGGTCGGTGGCAGCTCCCTAATCAGCTATGGAGTTCCCCCACAATGGCAAGCCCTACCCAAGTTGCGCCCGAAGCATTCGACCTGGCCGCCAAGGCCTACGATTCCATCGAGCTCGCCGTCAGCACCCTCTACGACCTGTCCGCCATCTTCCGGGCGATCTACCAGGCCGAACAGTTCCCGTCCCACAACAAGCGCCTGGCCGGTGTTGGCCAGTATTTGGCCGACGACTGGGGAAGTCTGCTCGATGGCCAGGTAGGCGAGTTGAAAGCAATGCTCGAAGCCACTCGCGAAAGGAGGGCTGCAGCATGAGTCTGATCACCACAACCAACGCCGTCACCATGTCGAGCCGCGAGATTGCCGAATTGACTGGAAAGCGCCATGACAACGTCATTGCCGATATTCGCAAGATGCTCCTTGAGCTCGGATATCAGATCGACGCCGACGGAAGATCTCCTGACTTTTCAGGAGATGTCCCGGACGCTTATGGGCGGCTCCAGCATTGCTTCAATCTGCCCCGCCGCGAGGTCGAAATCCTCCTGACGGGCTACAGCATTCCGCTCCGCGCGAAATGCCTGGATCGACTGCACGAGTTGGAGGCACGGGCCAAGCAAACGCTCCCGGCCCTCCCCGGTGACTACATCCAGGCACTGGAGCACCTACTGGAATCCAAGCGCTCTGAGCAGAAGGCCATCGAAGAGCGCGACCACGCCATCGCCACCAAGGCAGAGATCGGTTCCCGGCGAGAGGCCACTGCAATGGCATCGGCTTCCGCCGCCGTCCGCGAGGCACGTCGTCTTGCAGATGAACTCGGGCGTGGTACCCGGCAGGCGACGGTCAAGGCAGTAGAGAACCTCACCAAGACTCAATTCGACCCGCAGGCCTGGCGCAAATTGCGTGCATGGTGCGATTCCCACGGAGTCCAGCCCAACTATGTCGAAGACCCTCTCTATGGCCGTGTCCGGGCGTGGCCTGCGGATGCCTGGAAGGAGGTGTACGACATCGACCTGGACGGACTGTTCGGTTATCACCAACACCGGATCACCGAAGGGGGTGCAAGTTCGGCATGCCCCTGACGCACCAATAAACCCATAACCCAACCGATTTTGGCAAAGCCACAAATGCCGGCGGGCCCTTGCTCGCCCTGGAGAAACTATGAAACGAGCAACCGTTGTAACCGAACTGCCGGCCAGCACTAGCCGGGATATGGACAAGTTCGTAGTCCGTCTGCCGGACGGCCTGAGGGCCGAGGTGGAAGCTGAAGCCAAGCGCGATGAGCGCAGCATGAACAGCGTAGTCATCATCGCCCTGCGCGAGTACCTGCATGGCCAGCGCCGAAAGCATGCGCTACTCGACGCCTTGACCGCTGCCGCCGGAGATCGCTGATCATGAAGCAAGCACTCATCGGCACCGTGGTCAGCCTGCTGATCAGCGCGTGCCTGTACTTCGGACATGGCTCCATCCACCGGTTCGCCTTCTATGTCGCGGCGGCCACGAACGTTCTCTGCTGGCTGCTGATATTCGCCGGCGGGATCAAGGGGCAAGGAGCGGCGAACCTACTCGCCCGCCCTTGGCTCTCCATCCCAACCGGCGCTCTGCACGTGGCGGCCCTGGCCCTCACAGATCACCCCGCCCTCGCGGCCTCAAGTCTGCTGGTGCAAATGGCTTGCTACGCCCTCGCCTACCAGGCGGTGCGCAGCGCCGAGCAGGGGGGTGACCTATGACCCATGCCCTGTTTAAACAGATCGATCTGACCGCCAAGCTCGGCCAGGACGGCAGCTCTCTCCAAGCCCTGAACGCGCTGCGCGTCATCCGGGAAACGGTAGCGAAGCACCTGGTCGGTGCCGAGGCTGCAGAAGAGCATCCGCTCGAGCGCGCCATCCTGGCGCTCCGCACCATCGCCGAGTTCCCCTGTCCCGAGCAGGACAATATGCCGGCGGCGAACATGCGACAGATCGCACTGGCGGCATTGAGTGGCGCTGGAGCGAGTTCGGAGCCTGGCAATCCTGGCGGTGAACCTGTTTCCGGACCGGGTAATGCCGGCGAGCGACCCCACCCCGCGCCGGGATTGGCCCGCGAGCGCGACCCACTCGGCCTTGCTCCGCGCGCTCAGGCATTCAACGAAGCGCCAGCACAGGCGCTGAAGCCTCCTGCCTTCGACCCCATCACCGGCACCGCCGACCAGTCCCAGGAAGCTGCCCATGACCTGCCTCCGCTGGAGGATCACCTGGCCCAGTTCGAGCAGACCGGTGCCGCCCTGCGCGAGGACCAGGCGAATGAGGAGCGGCGCGAGTTGGCCGAAGGCCTTCAAACCCTGGAACGCTGGCTTGATCGCGTGGCAATCGAGGACGGCTACGTCGGCGTGCCAGTGATTGAAGCCGTCGAGGTAGCGGTCAATGAGCTGAGGCGCCTGCGCCAGCTCGAGCGCATCTGCGAAGGGCTGCCGCAAGACGCCATCGATGGTGGCTGGACCGTGCAAGGCATTCGCGGCTATGCCAAGCGCTTGGAGGATCAACTGAAGGCCGCCCTGGCGCAAGTCGAAGCACTGCGAGCGGAGCTTCAATCTCAGCGAGAGCGCAACACTGAGCTGATCTTCAAGCTCGGTAGCGCAACGAACGGCTGGGGGCGCTGCGAAAAAGAGCGAGACGCTGCCCTGGCCAGGGTCGCTGAATTCAAAGCCCAGGCTCAGCACAGCGTGCCGGACGGGTGGAAGCTGGTTCCGGTAGAGCCGACCCCGGAAATGCTGGATGCACGCCGCGACTGCGAGGATGGAATGGACGGGTATCTCGTTGAGGATACCGAGTACTACTTCCCGGATCGGGGTGCGGTTCGCGCCTTCCTGGCGCGTGTGTATCAGGGCCTCATTGCCGCTGCGCCAGCGCCTGGAGGTGAGCGATGACCATGCGCAAAGCACTGACCGCTATCGCACTCGTCGCGCTGCTTGGCCTGGCCACTGTTGCCGCCGGTGCAGCGCTCCAGCCGTTCAAGAATCTGTTCATCTGGGAGGTATGTCAGTGATGAGAGGCTCCGATATTCCGCCGCCACCAGGGTATCGCCCCACCCCGCTCGCCCCCCTCGGCCAGCAGTTGGTCCGCCTGGGCCAGGCGATGCAGAACCCCAACACCAAGCTCGGCGAGTTGACCGAACTGGTCCAGGCCTGCGGCGTCGACCTGCGGATCTGCGACACGAACAAGGAGAACCGGTCATGAAGGGCGCAACGTTGCACCGGCTGATCGATATCTACGCCGACAGTCGCCGTAACCTGCGCGTCCGTTTGGCGGCCCTCCGGATGTTCGTCCGCGCGGTGTGCGCCGATCGCAACACCAGCTTCGCCGAGTATCGCCAGGTGTGTCGGCGGCTCCTCAAGGGCATGCCGTTCACCGAGCAGGCGCTGGAACGCGAGCGAGAGGCATATCGGGAGCGCACCAGAGCTGCGAGACAGGCCATGGAGGAGAGCGGTGCCTGGCTTATTGGAAACTCAGCCATGATCGAGCAGGCCCTGTCGTTCGACGACCTGTGCGATCTCCTGGGGGTGAATCATGCCCACCGTGCCGAGGCTGCCGAGGTCTGCGCGGGCGACGCCGGAGTCGTTGGCGGCCTGCTCTGGATTGGCGGGGAGTTCGAGGACAGCGCAGATCACAAGAGCGGCCGCTCCAACCGAGGGAACACGGGGCCCCTTACCGCAGCGGTCCAGAACATGTTCCAGAAGTTCCTGCTTGAGAATCCGTCGGCAATCCCCGATCCGTTCGCCCCGGGCGGCCCTTTCTACGGCGCCCCGCGGCAGGAGATGGCGCCAGATGGAACGGTGCAGATTCGACGCCCGGCACTCACCGTCCACAGCCAGGACGGATCGATCCGCACGGTGGAGCGAAAGGCGGAGGTGGTTGGCGGTGAGTTGGTTGCCCGCGGGCGCCACGAAGTGCCGCTACACCTGATCGTAGCGCGCAACGAAGAGGAGATAGGGAATGGGAAGCTCGACTAGCCCCGTATCCGAGTTCCTGTCCGAAGAGGAAGTCGCCGAGTTGACTGGGCGCAAGTACCCGAGCCAGCAGATCGAGTGGCTGAATAGGTACGGCTGGAAGTACGCCGTGACCGCGGCGAACCGCCCGATAGTTGGGCGCGTATATGCCCGCCTGAAGCTGGCGGGCGTGAAGCCGACGATGGAAGCAACCGAGAAGTGGAGCCTGGACCTGTCCAGGGTTAGATGATGAGACCGCGGAGCAACAAGAACCGGGGCCTGCCGCCTCGCATGATCAAGCGTACCCGGACGATGAAGTCAGGAAAGGTCTGGGTTGGCTACTACTACGACGGGCGGGATGCTGAGGGGAGGCGCAAGGAGATCCCGCTGGGCACGGACTTGGATGAGGCTCGGGAGAAGTGGGCGAAGCTGGAGAGAAAGGCCGTGCCGCCAACCACTCGGACCGTCGGCGATCTGTTGCGCAGGTTCGAGCGGGACGTGGTTCCGACGAAGGCGCCGAAGACCCAGAAAGAGTATTCGAAGATGATCCGCCAACTGCTTGGCGCCTTTGACGAAGCCCCGGTAGAGGACATTACGCCGAGCACCATCGCTCAGTACCGAGACGCCAGGACGGCCAAGGTTCGAGCGAATAGGGAGATCACCCTGCTTTCCTTCGCCTACAACATGGCCAGGGAGTGGGGCATCACCAGCATGGAAAACCCCTGTCGCGGGGTGAAGAAGAACAAGGAGCAGCCGCGCGATGTGTACGTCACGGACGAGGTGTGGAAGGCGCTCTACGAGAAAGCCCCGGACGATCTGCGGGTGACGATGGACCTCGCGTATTTGACAGGCCAACGCCCGGCTGACGTGAGGAAGCTGCGCAAGAACGACGTTTCCGGAGACTACCTGCTGGTCGGGCAGAACAAGACGTCTCGCAAGCTCCGGATACGACTCCGCCGCACCGACGGACAGATGACCCAGCTCGGCCATCTGGTCGAGTCGATCACCTCCGATTCTCCGGCGCTGGTCACCAACGAGAAGGGCCAGCCGATGACAGAGAAGATGCTTCGCACCAGGTTCGATACCGCACGCAAGGCTGCGGCCGAGGAGGCGATCAAGGCGGGTGACCAAGACTTGGCCAGGGAGATCATGCAGTTCCAGTTCCGGGACATTCGCCCCAAGGCGGCCTCCGATATCGAGAGCCTGGCCGACGCCTCAGACCTGCTCGGACACACGACTCAGGAGATCACGAAACGCGTCTACCGCCGGATCGGGAAGGCCGTGAACCCCGTTAGATAGGCATGAATTGCGGAAACGAAGTCAAAATTTGCGGAAGCGATCAGCCTTAAGCTACTGATACGCATAGAAAATCAAACATAAGGCAGAAGATCACCGGACCGCCGCCTCGGGCGGTTCGGGAATGCAGCGACGCATCTACCGCCTCAATGAGGGAGCAGATAGGCGTAATAGCGCTTGAAGGTCAGGGCTGCACGATTCATGCGCGGCACTCTACGCGCCTGTGCCGGGCTGTCAAGACTGGAAAGCGCCTCGACACGAACCGAAGCACTTCCCCGCAACAGAAGCGCAGCCTGGGAAAGTTTGCCCGCCAGTTATCCGCACAAATTTATGACGCCGGTTTCTCTACTTTGAAAAACAACGCAAGACCGGACATGGACTTCAATAACTCGACCGGAAGAAACCTATCAGCAAGGCAGTTGAATTTTTTCCGAAAGCAATAATTCGATACTTTTCTGGATTGGCGCATCATCTCATAAAAATAGCGAACCGCTTCCCAGTACCCACGAATATCAATGGATCAGCAATATCCAGATGCTTATCGCGGCATTCGAAAAAACATCGACCAATTCCACTGACAGAATATCGGCGTCATTTGCCTAGCATGGATATTCCAAGTTCACCCTATCAACTTCCCAGATTGACACTCTCGCCGGCAGATCAGTAATTTTCAGCGACCAGCCGGCAAAGTACTTTTCCAGAGCGGCTGGCAACCGATAGTCACTCTATCTTCGCAAACCGATGTTTATGCGAGAGGGCCGGCTATCGCTCAAAACTTGATTGATGAAGGAATAGCGCCATGCAACTCGCCACACTTCAGGAACTGAGCTTCGATGAAATCGACCAGGTATCGGGCGCCGGACTCTTCAGCTTCGTCGGCGATGCCATCGTCGATGTGGTCAAGGTGTCCAACGACCTGCTCAACACGTCGGTCATCTCTTCGGTCGGCAAGGTGTTCAACGCCGTCGGCCTGACCCCCATCCATCAACTGGCCGACACCCTCGGCTACGGCGTGTTCAAGGGCGTCGCCGCGGTCGGCGGCCTGCTCGGCGGCGACACCAGCCGCATCGATTACCACTACGACACCGAGTGGACCTGATCCCAGGACCTCGGCCCGCTCCCGTCGCGGAGCGGGCCTCCACCGTCGCCGGAGACCCGGACGCCCCCGGCGGCGACCTAGGACCCGGCAACCGGGAAGGGGCGACCAGCGCCCCGATCAGGAGAACCGCCATGCACGACCTCATCCAGCACGCCGACGCCTTCGTCGGCGATCCCGACCAGGAATCCGGCGGCCTGTCGCGCCGCAGCTTCCTCGGCAAGAGTGCCACGCTCGGCGCGGTCGGCCTGGTGGCCGGCTGGACCCCGGCCTTCGTCATCCAGCCCGCCGAAGCCGCCGCCAGCAGTTGTCCGGCGCCGGCAGGCTTTCCGGCCGGCCTCGAACTTTATCGGCGGGCGTTCCGCAACTGGTCGGGGGAAATCGCCGCCGACGACCTCTGGAGCTGCGCCCCGCGCACCAACGAAGAGGTTCTCGCGGTGGTCAACTGGGCCTGGCAGAACGGCTTCAAGGTGCGCCCGCGCGGCATGGGTCACAACTGGTCCCCGCTGCTGCTGAAAGGCGGCGAGAACTGCGAGAGCCGCATCGTGCTGGTGGAAACCAGCCGTTACCTGACCCGCGTACGGATCGACGCCCAGGGCGAGTTCGGCCTGTTCAGCGCGCAGACCGGCGTCACCATGGAAGCCCTGCTGAAACAACTGGAGCGGGTCAAGCTCGGCTTCGTCGCCACGCCGGCGCCGGGTGACCTGACCCTCGGCGGGGTGCTCGCCATCGACGGCCACGGCACCGGCATCCCGGCGCAGGGCGAAAGCCGCCTGCCGGGGCAGAGCTACGGCTCCCTGAGCAACAGCATCGTGGCGCTGACCGCGGTGGTCTGGGACGGCGCCGCCGGAAAATACGTGCTGAAGACCTTCCGCCGCGACGATCCGGCCTGCGCGCCGTTCCTCGTCCACCTCGGACGCGCCTTCATCGTCGAGGCGACCCTCCAGGCCGGGGTCAACAAGCGCATGCGCTGCCAGAGCTACGTGAACATCCCGGCGAGCGAGATGTTCGCCGCAGCCGGCAGCGGCGGAAGGACCTTCGACAGCTTCCTGCAGAAAAGCGGACGCGCCGAGGCCATCTGGTTCCCCTTCACCGACAAGCCCTGGCTGAAGGTCTGGACGCCGACCCCGCGCTGCCCGTTCGGCGCCCGCGCGGTCAACGGCCCGTTCAACTACCCCTTCTCCGACAACATTCCCAAGGCGCTGTCCGACCTGCTGGCGGCGATCAACACCGGCCACCCGGAACTCACCCCGCTGCTCGGCAAGCTGCAGTACGACCTGGTAGTGGGCGGCATGGCGCTGACCCTGGGCTACGACCTGTGGGGCTGGAGCAAGGACCTGCTGCTGTACATCAAGCCCAGCACGCTGCGCGTCACCGCCAACGGCTACGCGGTGCTGACCCGGCGTCGCGACGTGCAGCGGGTGATCAACGAGTTCTACCTGCAGTACCAGACGATGGTCGCCGCCTACCGCGCCAACGGCCACTACCCCATGAACGGCCCGGTGGAGATTCGCGTCAGCGGGCTCGACCAGCCCGGCGAGTCGATCGTTCCCGGCGCCCAGGTGCCCAGCCTGTCGGCGATCCGTCCGCGCCCCGACCAACCGGAGTGGGACACGGCGATCTGGCTGGACATCCTCAGCCTGCCCGGTACCCCGCAGGCCAATGCCTTCTACCACGAGTTCGAGGCCTGGCTGTTCGACCACTTCAGCGGCGACTACGCCTCGCTGCGGGTGGAGTGGAGCAAGGGCTGGGGCTACAGCCCCGCCGCCGCCTGGGACGAGCCGACGGTGGTCGACCAGTTGGTGGCGCAGTCGCTACGCCAGGGCCTGGTCGCAGACAACGATTGGGACAGCGCGGTGCGCCAGTTGAACGAAGCCGATCCGCATCGGCTGTTCAGCTCGCCGCTGCTCGACCGGCTGATGCCATGAAATGCCGCTATGCGAGGCCGTACTGACTCGGACGAAGAGCGGTTGGCCGGAGCCGATATGAATGAGCCCTCGATACGGCGTTGACTTGTTCAACAGGTCTTATCGAGGTGTCGCACGAACCGGCCTTAATCATTCGCAAAGTTTACCCGGAGTGGCAAACCTTCATCCGCCGAATATTGAAACTCATTGTCAAACGAATTATCGAGCCCATGAAAAACCGCTAATCCTGGCAGTTCATCCCACTCTTTCGGATTAGTACCATCGAATGGCTTTCCAGACTCATGGGAAGCCTAAAGGAGATATATGAAATGAAAGAACTCAATGACATTGAAGTCACCTGCGTTTCGGGTGGAACTCTTTCCGGCATGATCGTAGGCGCCGTCGACGGCGCCGCGACGGGCATGGCAATCGGCGGGAAATGGGGCGGTGCCGGCGGCTTCGGCTTCGGCGCTCTTTCCCAGTTGGTCGGCCTGATCGTGCCAACCGCAATGGGCGCTATTGCCGGGGGCACGGTCGGTCTCTTCACCAATGCAGAGACGGCTGTCGGTTACTTGGGCCAATACCGGGAAAACTTCGGTCCCGGTGATGTAGGCCGCACCACCATCTAATTAGAAAAGTCGCACTCCGGCACTTCATGCGTTTGAACTTTCGCAAGGGTGTCGGAGTGTCATGCAAGTATTATTCGAATCCAGGATCCAGCCACC